TTACTGGGCTTTTTTAATTTCGTGTTGCATACCGTGTTGCATATTTTCAAAATAATCGTTTGCCCTTGCATCCATATCACTTGTTTTGTCTACCATTGCATGTCTGTAAACTTCTTTCAAAACTCTGTCACTTCCCCATCCTCCACGTTGCATAATATACGCATCAGGTATGCCTATCGCGTGTTGGACGCTTGCGCAGTAGTGCCTAAGATCATGAAAACGGAAATGAGGTATGCCGGTACGTTTCAGAATATCCCGAAACCGATCCGTGATCATGGAAGGGTTTAGGCTTGTTATTCGTCCGTTTTTGCTTAATTTACTTAAGACGAAATCCGGAAATCTGATATACCTGTCTCCTGAATAGGATTTCGGGGATTTTATTACCCAATTACGCTCAGAATCCAAAACCATCGATTTACTTACATGGACAACCCCATCTTTTATATCAGATGAATCTAGAGCGCATATCTCACCGCGCCTCATAGGTCCGAATGCGGCAAGGAGGATAGGAATCTCCATCTCATCATTTTTTACATACTCTATCAGTTTCTTTATTTCTTCATCAGACGGAATATACAGCTCGGGGCGTACTTTTTTAGGGAGAGTAGTATTAAGCTGTAAGTCTGGGCGATACACACCTAAAACAGCCGACAGTAATCCGTGGATATTCCTAACGGTTTTTGGAGATTTTCCGGAAGCCTCCTCATTTATTGCAATTTGGATCATGTCACAGGTGATATCTTTTAGTTTTAATGGCATAAGTGTAGGGAGATTGCGTTCACGCTGCCGTTTATATTCTCTGATTGTAGCAGGAGACAATGTCTTATTTTTGCTCTCGATATATCGGTCGTAGGCAACTCCTAGCGTAATATTTTCCACGGTGACTCCGGCATCTTTATTAGCCGCCCATTCAGCCGCTATCTGCTCACATTTTCGCTTTCCTCTAGCTGTTGGGTCGTCACAGGTAAAAGATTCGTATATGCGCTTTTTCTTCACAGTACCATCTTTCTGACGAATATTCTCCGTATGGGAATAGACTAGGCATCTCCATGACCCTGATGGTAATTTTTTTGCTGTTGCCATAAAATCATCTTCCTTTCTTTTTTTTGGTATAAAAATAACAGCCATCGAAAATATGTTCCGATTGCAAGCTGCTCCCGAAGATGATACAATATTTCTGACCAAAGTATTGCATATCCCCGGATATGTATTTCCGTCCTGGTGTTGGCGCACCGGGGCGGTTTTTTAATTTTCAAGCGACAAACTTTTTTCGCTTGAATTCTTATTACTGAACTGGCAACTCAAATGTTGCAGTGTGTTCTGTATAATTGTTATCATACAAAGAGACTATTATTTTAATGTTGCCACTCGCATTGTTCAGAGCAATACACTCTTGCGCGCCAACGCATTTTGCACCTACAGGAATCTGCTGCGGGTAAGTCGTTGAAGTTAATGGATAGGTTTCAGCAATCTCTCCGGCACTGTCTATAATTTGGAACGAAGTAGAGCCAATGAATAAGTCTTGAAGGTCATTCTGATAACCGATATTTTCATAATCGTAATTTAGATAAATAACTTGAGCTGGCGTTTTATCTGAATATTGATTACGTTCTTCTGTTTGAGTAACGGAAGTAAAAGTTAAAGACCATAAACCATCAACAGTCCATGTTTCATTCAAACCATATACTTTGTTTTGCTCTTCTTGTTTGCTCTCAAGGTCGGAATCGGAGAAATCCGAAGTTTCTTCTTGCTGCGCTTTTTTCTCTAATTCTGCTATTTGCGCTTTTAATTCCTTGTTTTCTCTTTTTAACGAATCCATTTCGGAAGAATTATTACTACAAGCTGTCATGGATGCCGCCAGTATTCCAGCAATCATCATTGTTACAATTTTTTTTTCTTCATATTCTTTTCCTCTCTTTCCCCCGTTCCTTTAACACCACTTTATATAATCGCCGCAGCGGTTATACCTCTTCCATGACTGCCAGATTCGGAATGAAGAAGATAATGTAATTGTCTATCTTCGCATATTCTCCGTATTTTTCCGTGTAGCAGTCGATACATTCCTGTAAAAATTGTTCTGTTACGCCCAAATATTCTGCTGTCTCGTGTCGAGAATGACATCCGGCATGAAAAGCACTTATCAATCCGGTCAGCCCAATCAGTTTGTTATATCCCCAGAGTCTTGCCTGCCGTTCCTGTTTGCGATTTTGGGAATCAGATAAATCTGTTATATCTCCAACAGTTGTATGATAATGCCCGAGCTCTTCCGCAAGGACACAAGCTTTTTCTGCGCCATTATCTACAGACGTATTAATTGCGATATTTCCATCTATATAGATACCTTTTAGGTTTTCTTCTCCGAGATAATAATTATGCACTTTTACCGCATTTTCAAAGGCTTCTTGTTCTAATTGTTCAAGTTTATTCAAATAAATCCCTCCACGTGTTTTTATCATAGTATCAGATTTGATGTGCAATAATATGGACTTATTTATTTTCTTGCTTAATAAATTTTGCAAATTCTTTTATACGGTCAAGCTGTTCTTCTGTATATTCTGTTCCATCAAAATGAGCGGCTATAGTAATAGGTTGGTCAACAACTTCGTTAGTCCAACCCATTAAATATGCAGGGGATACCTGTAATGCGTTTGCAATATCTTCTAATTTATCAACAGGCATATTTTTTATGTATCCTGTTTCGTATCTTTGTAAAGTGGATTTACTGATTCCGACCTTATCAGAAAGTGTTTGGTATGACATATCTAATTCTTCTCGTCTCTTTTTCATACGAGACATGATATCTTGCATTTTTTCGGAAATTTCTTTTTCACTCATATCTGCACCTCCGTATAAACTAATTATAAACTATTTTTTCATATTTGCAACAGATAATTTGGTAAAAACAAAAAAATGTTGCAAATATGGGTTGACAATACCAAAATGCAGGTGTAATATAAAAACATCCCAAATATGCAACGGAAGGAGGGCGAAGAATGTCGTTCGATAAATTAAAAGGGAAAATGACGGAGAGACACGTATCACAAGAAAAATTATCTAAGGTATTGGGTATTACTGTACAATCGCTAAATGCAAAGTTAAACGGGAGAAGCCAATTTACTTTGGAAGAGGTGGTTAAGATTTCCGAACATTTGAAATTAGATAATCCTGTCGATATTTTTTTTAATCCGAGCGTCTCAAAAATGCAACACATAATTGAACCAGAAGAGGAGGAAGTGTGAAAACAAAAGAACTGCAAGGAGGGCCATTCCTTACAGTTTTTCGCCAAATTTGTTTACCCTATGTACTTTGCAGGTTTTCACCGCACTCGATGGCCCCAAGCACTTCTATCAAGTACTTTGCCACTTTCGCAGTTTTGGTTCTGCAATATGCCCGAATGCTGACAAATTATAAGGAATACACGATACGGTGAAGCATTTTAACGAGTGCCGTCTCATGGGTTTTATACTCCTTCTCTGAGTGCGTAACGCCGTATCAGTAATTACATTTGACCAGTTTTAGGTGCTTTGGTGCCACCATTGCGACCTTATATTAAGAGAACAGGCAATTTCAAAAATTCGGTCAAAAGACCAACTCCTTTCATTGCCTCATAGGCATGAAAGAATTTTATCATAATATGAAAAATATTTCAAAGTACAAAACATTAGATTATCTGTTTTAGACAGATCCAAAAGAGGAGGTGGATTAAATGCCGAAAGTAGAATTTCTTACAAGGCAGCAGAAAAGAGAACGTACAGTAGACGAGATTATCGACATATACCGAAAGCGGAAACACATCACAAAAAGTGATCTCGCAAAAAAGATCAATATGCCACGTTCTACTTTTAATGTGAAAGTAAGTAAGAATCAGGGAGAGATGAAATTGGAAGTGTTATGGGGTATCCTGGACGTTTTAGAAGTGCCGGCAGAGGAGCGGGCAAAAATTTTATTGTAAGAGGAAGGACAAGCATGGAAAAACAATTACCTGCGGTACGGAAGCTGGAACTGATCCCGATCGAGCGGAGAAATTTTCCGAAAGCGAATCGTAAGCGGAAGAAGATCCAGCGGAAAAGAAAAGAAAGAGACAATGCTGCAAGAGGACTGGTCACAGTAACAGTCGCCAGCATGATGTTAAACGCGGTGATGGCTGTGATCATTTACATCTTGCAGGCAGGCCCAATCTAAGGAGGTGAACAAAGAAATGGACGAAGAGGTAAAGAAAGATGCCGAAGAAGAAATGAACTGCATCTTAGAACTGCTTGAAGAATGGTGTCTGAAATACGATCAGGATTATGCAAACGCGGTTGTACTTGTAAAACATGATCAGATCACATCGTGGGGAAGTATAGGCAATCACGAAGATTTTGACGTTTACAGAACAAAAGAGCGCCCATAAATGAGGCGGCAACCTCTAGGACGCATAGTTAAAAAATCATTTTTATTATAACAGAAAGGGTGAAGAAAGTGAAGAAATTTGAATTAACAAATGAATTTATTGCAAATAGGTTCGGGACAAAGCTGTTCCGCATCCGTGCCCTTGTTGAGTTCGGCGATGTGGAAGCCGGAGAACTTGGCGGGTATGTGGAGAAGGAATCAAACCTTGGTCATGACGACAATGCGTGGGTGTACGGCAATGCGTGGGTGTACGGCAATGCACAGGTTTCCGGCAATGCGCGGGTGTACGGCAATGCGCTGGTGTGCGGCAATGCGCTGGTGTGCGGCAATGCGTGGGTGTACGACAATGCGTGGGTGTACGGAGATGCACAGGTTTCCGGCGATGCGCGGGTGTGCGGCGATGCGCGGGTGTGCGGCAATGGGGACTATGCATACGCTCACGGTTTCGGATCTGTCAACCGTACAACGACCTTCTTCCGTCTCAAAGATGGCGGCGTGGGTGTGCGGTGCGGATGCTTCTACGGGACGCTTGCACAGTTCCGGGATAAGATCCGGGAGACACACGGAGAAACAAAGAAGGCACAAGAATACCTGATGCTGGCAGACCTGATGGAACTCAGATTCGAAGAGGATGAAAACGAAGTAGGAAATAGAAAATACGTTGAGTAATGAAAGAAGATAGTGTGATGTTAAATGCGGTGATGGCTGTGATTATTTACATCCTGCAGGCAGGACCGATCTAAGGAGGTGAACAAAGAAATGAACGAAGAAATAAAGAAAGACGCCGAAGAAGAAATGAACTGCATCTTAGAACTGCTCGAAGGATGGTGCCTGAAATACGATCAGGATTATACAAACGCAGTTGTACTTACAAAAAACGATCAGATCACATCGTGGGGAAGCATAGGCAATCGCGAAGACTTTGACGTTTACAGAACAAAAAAGCGCCCATAAGAGGCGGCAACCTCTAGGACGCATAGATAAACAACCAAGATTATTGTACGGGAAAGAAAGGAATTTGTAAAGATGATTAAATGCAGTAAAGGCAATGTGGAAATAAAAGGAAATTTAATATTATTAGAAGCAGAAACAGTCATGATATTAAGAGGAATAAGAAACATCCTCGAAGAAGAGTACGGAAAAAAACACGCAGAAAAGTCAATGCAAAAAATAGTTAAAACATCCACAATGACGCAAGAAGAAATAGAAGAGGAAATAAAAAAATCAGCACAAGAAATAGCGAGAGAAGCAGCGAAACACCTCATGAAATGAAAGAAGAAGTTATTTTGTGGATCATCCGCTGGGGAGATCCGTACGCATTAGAGTGCAAGACAATGACCAGATCGGAAGTCGAAGCGTATGCGCGCGAAAAGCAAAAAAAGCGCGGCGGTACATATGTAATCAATTAAAAAAAGCGCATCACAGCAACTGATGCGCTTAAAAGATGGCGTTCCCGCCTCTTGTTAGGACAAATATATTGTATCAAATAAGAGGCGGGAAGTCAAGCGATACACGCGGGGACTCCCGCTTTTAAACCTCGATAAAGATATTAAAGTTAGGACAGATAAAAGATGGCAACACGGAGAAAAACGTACAAATTACGGGGCGGAGACGTCTACGACGTAGAGGAATATCCAGACGGAAGATATGGAGCAAAAGGAAAGGCACGGCAAAAGAAAAAGAAACCGACGCCGGAACAGATGGCGGCAGTCAACCAAGCCAACCGAGCGAAGATATGCAGACGATTACTGATCGAATATTTTGATGCAGGAGACTACTTTGTAACATACACCTACAAAGTCGAGCAAAGACCGAAAGACATGACAGTGGCACTAAAAGACTTACAAAAAGCACTCCGAAAGCTCCGTCCGAAATATAAAAAGGCAAACACTCCGTTTTACTGGATCAGAAACATAGAGCGGGGCACAAAGGGTGCATGGCACATCCATCTAGTCATTAAAAAAACATCAGGGGCGGCAGAATGGATCGAAGATGCATGGGAACACGGAGCAATCTATATTACGCAGATCAAAAAAAGCCGGTTTTACGATGAGGATTTTACAAAACTGGCAAACTATATGACAAAAAACGAAAAAACAAGAGAAAAACGATCGGACGGAAGCAAAGGAAAACCGCGACTAAAAGAAGCAAGCTACAACCATGCGAAAAATATGCCGTTACCCGAACCGAAATCCCAAAAACTTGTACGCTGGCAAAAAGAAGTAAAACCAAAAAAAGGCTATTACATCGCAAACAGTTACGAGGGGATCAACCCGGCTACGGGGATGAGATACCGCAGATACACACTGATCAGAATCCACAGGAGGATTTAAAATGAAAACAGTAAATATCTACATAGAAACCACCATAAAATCCCCCATTGTAAAAGATGGGAAATACGCATCCGCCCTAGTATTTACTAGGTCAAACGGAGAAGAAGCATACCGGGTCATGAGTGGCGAAGAGTGCGAATCTACTTACAACAGATTGACGCTGATCGCAATCATAAAATCATTACAAAAATTAAAAGAGCAGTGTCATGTTGTAATTCACACTGATAACGCTTATATCAAAAATATTTCAGAACAAGGAGCGCCGGAGAAGTGGCGGCGATCCGAGTGGAAAAAAGCCACAGGCGCGGAAGTCCAAAATAAAGAATTATGGAAAATGTACCTTGAGGAAGCGGAGAAACACGAAACGGAATTTCGCTTTTGCGCCAGCAATGATTATCAGGGATTGCTAAGAGAAGAACTAACATAAGGAGGACACCATGAGAATTACAAAAGAAGCAAGATGCGCGAAAAACGCAAGGGAATACATCGGCAACCGCCCAAGACTCGTTGAAGGAAAGATATATACGTTGATTTTCCGGCAGCAGCCGGAAAGAAGCGAAAAACACACTGCCATCAAGAAACGGATGCGCTTTTTAAAAGCGTTTCCACACCACGCACTTTTTGAAAACCCTTACGGGATCAAAAGATCGTTTACTTGGTGGGAAGTGGAAAAATTACTGAAAGGAGAGCAGATATGATACAAGATATTGCAATCGAACAGTTAGACATACACCCGCAGAACGTGCGGAAGGTATACACCGACATTGACGAGCTGGCGGAAAGCATAAAAGCTCGTGGCGTAATGCAAAATTTGACTGTAGTACCAAACCCGGACAAAAAAGACCACTATCTTGTAGTGATCGGAAACCGAAGACTGACGGCAGCGAGAAAAGCGGGATTGAAAACAATGCCCTGTTCCGTTGTGGAAATGACGGAAAAAGAGCAAATATCAACGATGTTGTTGGAAAACATGCAGCGCAGCGATCTATCAGTAAGCGAGCAAGCACAAGGATTCCGGCTCATGTTGGATTTGGGAGAAACAGAAACAACAATCGCGGAAAAGACCGGATTTAGCAGAAATACAGTACGACATAGGTTAAATCTTGCAAAACTGGATCAAGAAACACTTACGAGGCGCGAAGAAAATAAGGACTTCCAACTCACATTAACGGACCTTTACGAGCTGGAGAAGGTACAAGACATCAAAAAAAGGAATGAAATCCTTAAGACTGCAGTATCGTCACGCGAAATCGCATGGAAAGCAAAACAGGCCGTGAAAGAAGAAAAAATAAAGAAAAACGCTCAAATAGTGTTTGAAATACTGGAAGAAAAAGGAGTAAAAGCCGCGCCGAAAAGAGCGAAAGAAGAAAGATGGACCGGAAAATGGAAAGAGATAACAAATATTGATCTATCACAGTGGGAGGATCAAACAAAAATCGATCTGCAAGACACAAAAGATCAGCTCTATTATTATCAATACTACGATAGGATCTATGTAGTAAAAAAAGTAATACAAAAAGAGCGGGAAAAAACGGAACAGGAAAAGAAAACGGAGAAAATCAAGGAAAACAAAAGAAAAATAACGGAAATCCTGAAAAGGATGAGAAGGGAAAGGAACGATTTTATTAAAGAACTTGTGTCGGGAAAAATCACAATACCGAAAGAAGTTGATGTAAAAGAAACAGGCTGGAAGATCATGATAAACCGGATAACGGACGGCGGAAGCGTAGCACACATGAACGCGGTGTATGGATTTTACGGGATCGAAAACGCGTACGAAGCGAAAGAAGAGGAAAAAGAACGGATCGAAAAAGAATTTGCAGAAATAAGCCAAGAAAAGCAAATGCTGATCCTCTTGACCCGGACGGCAGAGCCGTACGAAGCAACTGACTATTACGGACACTACGAAAAAGGGATGAAATGCCTAAGAGACTTCTATAGATTACTTCAGCAGATGGGGTTCTCATTTCGATCACTGGAAGAACTAAAGATCCTAAACGGGACTCATGAGTTATACACACAGGAGACGGAAGATGAGCATTGACTATTCGGACATGGCTTTCCCGAAGCCGAGAAAGAAGAAAAAACGGAAAATCCACAAAAAAAGCATTTTAAACAGTCAAAAGGGCATTTGCTACTTATGCGCCCGGTTAAACGGCGACTATTCCGTAAAGCAGACGGAAGAGCATCATATCCTGTTCGGGGCAGGACAAAGAGCGATATCTGAAGAAAACGGGTTAAAAGTAGACCTATGCATTGAGCATCATCGAACGGGGCAGCAGGCAGTACACAACAGCCGAAAAACAAGGGAGCTGCTCTGTAAAATCGCACAAACAGAGTTTGAAAAGGTTCACACCCGAAAAGAATGGGAACAGATCGCAAGGAAGAACTACCTCTAGTACCTCCGCCATATGGCGATGATACATATAAAATGTCACGCGCAACCAGTAAATACAGGGTTCCCCGCCGTTTTGTGCGGCGGGAGAAAGGAGAAAAACGTGAGGATCTTAAAAATAAAAACAAAAACAGGCATCAAGACCGTTTATAACGTGATTGATTGGGGTTGGAACGCAGAAACAGGCGATCTTTACTATAGATCGGGAAAAGAATTGCATCACAAACGCTGTATAAGTGTCGAAGAAATTATAGTATAAAAGGATAGAAAAAAGGATCAATCAAAAACCTGCTACAAACAGTAATTACTGTTTTGAAGTGGGATTTTGACATCTCGAAAAAAAGGATGAAAAAGAGGAAAAACAATGGCAAAAAGAAACGATTACATAACAGGACGGGAAGATGGATTATTAATGGCGCTTGAAATCGTCAAAAATGAGGGTGTCGAAGCGTTGGAAAAAGAAATCAAATTCAGGAATGTCACCGGAATCCGTACCGCCTTAGCAAAAAAAGACATTAACAGGGCGACAATCAAGATCAAAGAACAGACAGTAGACACAGTAACAATCCTTTCCGTGGCAACCTTACATGACGAGTTCGGCTTCGGAACACAAAGATGCGACCGATTTATTAAGAGGTTTAACAAAAAGGCGGAATGCATCATGGATGACATGGCAAGCTGGAACGATTATATAAAAACGATCAAAGAGGAACTAGGGATTGAGCTAGGAATCAGAGAGAACAAGTAAGGGGGCGAAGAGATGGGGAGATTTGAAATTGAGTTTGCACAATTTACCAAAGTTGTGGTGGACGCAGAAACCGAAGAAGAAGCAAAAGATTTAGCGGCGATAATGGACGGAGAAGAAATTGCAGAACACGACACACACGAATACAACATCTGGAACATACGGGAATTAATATAAATTTTTGATGAGGTAGAAGATGAACAGAGAAATACTTTTTAAAGCAAAGAGAAAAGATAATGGTGAATGGATACAAGGTTATTATTATCAAATATGGCAACAAGGCTATATTTTATGGGGAATGATAAACAATATGCCAGATATGGTTGAGGTTAATCCAGACACACTCTGCCAGTGCACAGGACTTACCGACGAGAGAGGTCAGAAGATTTGGGAGAATGATATATGCAATAGAAAAGAAAAATATCCTGAAATCGTGACATACAATAAAGGAGATTGGCAGTTAGATTACAGTTATGTATTTGGAAAAGAGATGCACACAGACGCTTGCAATCTTGGATTTTATGTATGTGAAAGGAACTGTGTTGAAGTAATCGGCAATATTTTTGATAATGCAGATTTGTTGGAGGTGGAGAGATAAATGAAAGCACCTAAAGAAATAGCAAGTAAAGCAGAAAGATATAAGGAGCTAAAAAAAGAAATAGATAAACTTTATGAAGAATTGGAAGAGTTTGCTAATGAAAATGGTTTTGAGGATTTTTGGATAGACGGTTTTGGGGTATCTCAAGAACCAAACGGAGAAGAACAAACAGATGGAGAATATTGTGACCAATGGATGCGCGGGGAAGATTCCGGAGATGGAATATATTACTATCCGATTGAAGGAAGTACGCAATATTTTTGGGTAGCATATTCATTTTGATTGGAGGTGAAGTGATGCTAAAACCAGCGCAATTATACAAAGAGGAATTAGAAAAACTTTTTTGAGGACATGGTACGACCTTAAATATATGTTCTATAGCGGATGGACAGGGAGCGAACTACCAACAATTCCTGACAATAATTATGACGCTCATCATTTCGCATCAGTTGATAACAATGGAAATGTGATTGGGTACATATCTTATCGTATAAGTTGGATAACAATGAGTGCAGATAACTTCGGAATTATAAGTTTTGGAAATCATATAGAGTTCGCAAGAGATGTTTATAAAGTGATTTGTGATTTATTTGAAAAACACGGCATGAATAGAGTATCATGGAGTGCATTTGTCGAGAACCCAGCAGTTAAAGGATATAGAAATTTTATTAAAAAGCATGGCGGTAGAGAGTGTGCTTATCATAGACAGGTTGCAAAACTACTGGATGGAAAGTTGCATGACGATGTGGAATTCGAGATTTTAGCATGTGAATTTAAGAAATAGTTTGTTGGAGGTGGAGCAATGAAATATAAATGCAAGAAGTCTTTTTGCGTAGATAGATACGACGAAGATGGATTTCTAATCGAAAATAGTTCGATTGTAATCGACGAAGGAAAAGCTTATGAATTAGATGAAAGCGGTCACATGATGATTGGCGGTCAAGACCATGTTCATATTGATGCTGTAGATTATGGTTCGTGGCTGGAAATAACCAAAAAGCATTTTGAAGAATACTTTGAACTGTTGAAGGTGGAGTGATGGAAGATGTAGAAGTTGTAGTTAGGTGTATTCCTACCTCTGTTGTATTTGAATGTCCGTATTGCGAAGAAGAAAATGAATATGATTATTCAGAATTCTGTGATTTATGTGGACACCCGTCAGATTGGGATTATGAAATATTAGAATGTCAAAAATGCGGAAAGAAGTTTGAAATACAAGGTCAAGAATGGAGTTGAGAACATGAACGTACTAGAGAAGATTCTGGAAGAGATTGAAGAAGCGACATTTCAAGAAGATGCGCCTATTTATATAGGTAATATGGAGGTGGATGGGTATGTGCGGGCGAGTAGGGTAAAAGATATCATTCGTTCACACATGAATGAAAAAGAAAAAGTAACAAGCGCGGAAATAATATCGCGTAAGACTGACGGGAAACCATATTATGGGATCAAGTACAAAAAAGTGGGTGAAGATCATTACACAGTGGGGTATAGCTCGTATTATTTAGACTATGTTATTGATTGGCTTAATAATTGCTTTGAATTTTGCGGAGAGTCTAAGATAGTTGTTAATGTCGGTAAGGACACAAATGTCCCTAGCAATGATGGTTGGATTCCGGTAGAAGAGAGATTGCCGGAAGATTGTGAAGAAATAGTGTTGGTACAAGTAAGCGGAAAACCAGCAGATAACATATTATTTGATAACGCTTTTGAATTTGCACTTTACGAAAAAGAAGAAGGGTGGATGTTAGATAACTATCCAGAATGGAAAAATCCGGATGTGATCGCATGGCAGTCACTTCCAAAGCCGTACAGACAACCTAAGAAAGAGAAGTCGTCATGCAAGGAACACATTATGAGCAGATTTATGAAAGTAGAGTAGGAGATGATACATTGATCAACACAAATGAACCAAGTGCTGCCGCGCTGATCCGAGCGCAGGGGCAGCAGTTAAGAAAGGAAACCGTACTGGAATACTGGAGAAGGACGAGAGGCAATAATAATGCAGAAATGGGAAGAAATCGAACAGAAAAAAGAATACCTAGAGGGATACATAAATTCAAAGAATAGAGAAGCTCTAATAAAAGATCAGATACAACAACTAAGACTCGACACGATGTTTCCGGCGTTGCAAGGCGATGGGATACCACGGGGCAGCAGTCAAAAGGATCTATCAGATTACACGGCAAAGATCGAAAGCCTCATGGAGGAGTTAAAAAAAGAATGGGTTGAAAGCGTGATCCGGTACGAACGCATCAGAAAAGCAATAAACAAAATGAATGATGAACAAGAAAAAGAAGCACTTACAAGATACTATTTACTTAGAGAAAACAATAAAGCGATACAACGAAAAATGGGAGTAAGTAAGGCGAAACTATACAGAATATATGATAGTGCACTGGAAAACTTTGAAATTTTATAGAAATTTTATAAAATGAGACTCCGTGAGACTCGAAAATGTGATATAGTATAAACTGAATTAAAAGACAAAGAGGGAAATAATCCCCTCAAAACCACGCGCAGGGACGCTCGAAAGGGCGTCTTTTCTTGTATCGCGAATCCGGGTGGGATATAATAAGAGAAAAGCGCGTGGAGGGATTTTATGAAAATCGAAAACAAAGAGATGCTACTGTATAGCATGAATAAGGCATACGAAGAGTTGAAATGCGCAATGATAGAATACAATACGAACGAAAAAGAAGTGTATTTTCGACTCGGGAGTTGTCTACACTGGATAATGGACTGCTATGAACGAGTGAAAGAAATAGTACCGGAAGAACAAAAAAATATTATTTCTTTCGCTGGCAGCGGCGAATAACGCACAAAAGCACTTGAAAGAGTTTGAAAAGATGAGCGTGATTACGGGGAATGGATATCCGAAACAATACCCAAAACGATACGGAGTAAAATATACATGGAAATCGCTCGAAGAAGTACCGCTAAATTCGAGAACCGAAAAGAAACTGTATCAAGAGAAGCTGCTCGGGAGAAATATTATGAAAACATTAACGGAAGCAAAAAGGCAAATCGAGGATTATCTTGAAAGAGAGTGATGACATGTTTTGCAATTACGATCAATACAAAGATAAAGAGGTAGTTAAAAAGCATGAGCAACTTTTAAAACAACTAGGGGAAAAAGACAGAGTATTTTCGCTGGAATGGAACGAAGAAAACATTACACTGATGGAATGCTGTGACTATTGTTTCGGGCATGATTTAACCAAAGAAGAGTGCAAAGAATTATCGGAAGTATTCCGAGAGTTAGCAGAAGAGCTGGAGAAATAAAGAACAGCGGAAACAAATAAAAGAATCGAAGAAAAGTAAACAGAGAAATACAAAGGGCAGCAGGCGAAAGTCGGCTGCTTTTTTGTATATAAAGAAAAAGGATGAAGGCATGGTATACAGACCGGATCGAGATGGATCACACCGAGGAGCGTTTGAACGGAATAAGAAGAAAATATATGCAACACAGACGATATGCGGGATATGCGGGAAACCGGTTGACTTCGGATTAAAATATCCGCATCCGTTGTCGCCGTGCATAGATCATATTATCCCGATAGCAAAAGGGGGACATCCATCAGATATAAACAATCTTCAGCTTGCACACTGGACGTGCAACAGGCAGAAGAGTGACAAGTTGATAAAGCGGAGAGACAAAGAAAAGGATGAAGTTATAAGCAACAGAGTGTTGCCGCACACGTTTGATTGGAAAAATATAAGACGCAGTAAATAGGAAATAAGGGGGCATACCACCCCTATACACGGGCATGGATGTACTTCACGCCGTCACTGTGAAAAAAAACACACGCTAAAAGAAAGGAAGCTAATATGGCAGATTACAGAGGGGTAAATTATTTACGAAGACGTTTACAGATAAAGAGCGAACGAGTGAAAATGCGTTACAAATACTATGAAATGAAGAACAGGGTGAAGGATTTTCAGATATCGACACCGCCAGAATTGAGAAACGTACAGTCGGTTCTCGGATGGTGCGGGAAAGCAGTGGATAACCTTGCAGACAGGATTGTATTCAGAGAATTCACAAATGATAATTTTGACATCGGAGAAATTTTTTTGATGAACAACCCAGATACATTTTTTGACAGCGCCGTACTGTCAGCGCTTATTTCTTCATGCTGTTTTGTTTATATATCAGTAGACAAAACAGGATTTCCGAAATTGCAAGTAATAGACGGCGCGAATGCAACGGGGATCATAGACGATAGCACAGGTCTGTTGGTGGAAGGTTACGCCGTACTCGAACGAGATAAAAACAAAAACCCGAAAACAGAAGCATATTTTACAAAAGGCGACACATGGATATACAGAAAAGGAGACGAGACGCCGGAGAGAATTAAAAACAACGTACCACACCCGCTTCTTGTCCCGATCGTATTCCGGCCGGATGCGGTAAGACCGTTTGGTCATAGCAGGATCAGTCGAGCGTGCATGGATATTGTCAACAGTGCAATGAGGACGGTAAAACGATCAGAAATTGCGGCAGAGTTTTACTCGTTTCCGCAAAAATATGTAGTTGGAACTGACCCTGATCTAGAACCGATTAACAAATGGAAGGCTACAATGTCGAGCTTGTTGGAATTTACGAAAGGCGAGGGCGGCGACAAACCGCAGCTAGGGCAATTTGCGCAGCAAAGCATGTCACCTCACAACGATCAGCTAAAAATGTTTGCCGGATTATTTGCCGGAGAGACAGGTCTAACGCTGGACGATCTAGGGTTTGTAACAGACAATCCAAGCAGTGCGGAAGCAATCAAGGCAAGTCACGAAAATCTTAGACTAATCGCAAGAAAAGCGCAGAGGACGTTTGGCACAGGTTTTTTAAACGCGGGATACATCGCGGCGTGCTTGAGGGATAACTACCCGTACGAGCGGAGGCAGTTTTATTTAACAAAACCAAAATGGGAGCCGGTCTTTGAACCGGACGCGGCCGCATTGAGTAGTTATGGAGACGGAGCTATAAAAATCAATCAGGCAATCCCGGGATATATTACACAAGATAAAATGAAAGATTTCACGGGGATATAAGAGGGGATAAATGAAAGATATCGCACCGGAATTACTGGAAAAAATAAAAAAAGATTTTGAAAAGAAATTAAAAAAAAGCGAGACGATCAAAGCGTTTCGAGAAAAGGTTAAGAAAAAAACAGCGACATATAAAGATGCGAATGATTTTGCGATCGAAACAGGGGAACTACTAGCGGATGCGTTTCAAAGCAATTTATCAAAAGAAATATTACCGGATGGCAAAATGTATTACAATATCGCTGACAGGGTAATAAGGGAACGACTGGAACATAATTATGATATTACAGCAGAGGCAGCAGTAGAAGTTCAAAAGATATTAAACGAAAAAGCAGGAATCGGAATCAAAGCCATAAAACCGGAAATGAACGAAGATAGGGTTCGAGGAATTATTAACATCGTATCAGGAGGAAAATACGAGGATGTCGCGTACATACTAGGAGAAGCGGTCGTAAACTTTACGCAATCTGTAATAGATGCAGCGGTAAAAGAAAATGCAGATTTTCACTTAAAAGCAGGGTTAAGACCGAAAATCAGAAGAACATCAACAGGAAAATGCTGCGAATGGTGCAACAGGCTTACAGGGGTATATGATTACGAAGCTGTATCGGACACCGGAAACGATGTGTTCAGGCGGCACAAGCATTGTAGGTGTACCGTAGAGTATGACGCTGGAGACGGAAAAGTAACAAATGTACACACAAAGAAAACGACAGACAAGAAAGATGTAAACAGAAGAATAGAGAATACGAAAGAGTGGTCTAACAAGCAAAAAAGTGATAAGATAAAAGAAACGCCAAAGGAAAAAGAAAAAAGGATCAAAGAGGAAAACGGACTCGATCTTGCTTCAAGAATATCAGGACACCCCAAAATGTTAAGCGCGTATACACCGAGAGGTTTATACTACGCACTGAAAGAATCGGGATATGAGATAAAACCTTTAAAAGGGGAAAATTACAGAGATATTCCATTTGAAGAGGGCGGAGGATACAGGGTAAACTTCGGGGGAGATGGATTATTAATGTATCACCCAGGAGAAAGAAGTCATCACGGAGGTGAATACTATAAAATTTCTACAGGAGAAGGAGGTGTGAAAAGATATGATATCAACGGAAAAGAAAAAGAAGATTGACGAAAGATGCAAGGCGTTAGAAAAAGAATTTGAAAGAAGATACAAGAAAGAAACAGAAGTGCGAGGGAAAAAGTGCTTTGCCGTAAGAGAGGACGAGTTTTTTATTGTATCGGGGCTGAGTTGGGCAAACGCGATCGTATTAGAACACGCATTCTCAAAAACAGAAGTGGAAAAAAACATGTTTGAGGATGGAAAGCTGTTCTACATGGAAGAAATGAATGAAAAAGAAATGTTTGAAAAAATGATAGAAGAGATCGAAGGGTGAGGCGAAATGGCAAAAGACGATTATTTTGTAATTGTATACAAGATACTATCGTACTTGTATGTAAAATTGAAATCGGGGGAAGATGTAAATCCAAACATGATTACTCACGACAATCAACTACTGCAGATCAACCGGAAATACTGGGATTATATCATGAGAAATTTAATTGAAGACAGATATATAACATGCGAAACAGAAAAAGTGTGGGGCAAAGAATTGATTTATGATTTAAAAACGGCAGAGATCACACCGGAAGGGATTGCGTATGTGTGCAACAACTCCTTGATAGAGAAAGCGAAAGAATTTTTGAAAGACATAAAAGAAATAACTCCATTTATTTAAGCGCGCGAAAAGCGCGTTTTTTAATGCAATTTAAAAAATATCCCTTCAGGCAATGGGGTGATATTGCCCATGAAAGATATAGTTAAAAGACAGGAGGAAAGTTATGACGGAAACGAGACTGGGACGTCAGACGCCTACTCAATCCGTAACGATTCCTTACTCAAAAACACGAGGACAAGAAGCTGCGGAACTGTACGCGAAGACGGGGAACGAGCTGCTTGAATGGCAACAGTTGCTACAATGCGACATTATGGCCGTAAACGATGATGGTTTATGGATGCATCAGAAATATGGCTATTCAGTGCCGAGACGAAACGGAAAGTCGGAAAATGTGTTGGCGCGCTGCCTATGGGGACTGAAAAACGGCGAAAGAATTCTATACACGGCACACAGAGCAACAACATCACACGCAGTGTGGGAGCGGCTGGATCGAATGTGCGAAAAAGCAGGAATCAAGATATCATCATCATTTAAGGCGTTCGGAAAAGAACACTTATACACAAGTGATGGAGGTGTGGTGGAATTCCGAACAAGAACATCATCGGGCGGACTTGGCGAAGGGTACGACGTGTTAATTATAGATGAGGCACAAGAATACACGGAAGCACAGGAGACGTCACTGAAATATATTGTATCAGACAGCGAGAACCCACAAACAATCATGCTTGGAACGCCGCCGACGGCGGTATCGGCCGGAACAGTTTTTACAAAATATAGGGAGACAGTACTTGCCGGCCGGGGATTTGACTCTGGATGGGCGGAATGGTCGGTTGAAAACTTGACATCCGCGAACGATGTTGAGGCGTGGTACGAAACAAACCCGTCGTTAGGAACAATACTGACAGAAAGGAAGATCCGGGCAGAAATTACAACGGATGATATAGATTTTAACATCCAAAGACTGGGACTGTGGTTAAAATATAATCAAAAATCGGCGATTAGTAAAACAGAGTGGGAATCACTGGCGATCGCATCAAAACCAAAATTAAAAGGAGAACTTTTTGTTGGGGTTAAATATGGACATGACGGACAGCATGTTGCGATGTCGGTAGCATCAAAAACGAATGAAGGAAAAATTTTCGTTGAGGCACTCGACTGCAGAACAATCCGCGAAGGGAACGACTGGATACTATCATACATTGCGGAAATGAAACCCAAAACGGTAGTTGTAGACGGAGCGAACGGGCAGCATATACTCGAAAAAGACATGAAAGATGCAAAAATGAAAGCACCAACCCTGCCAACTGTAAAAGAAATTATAGGAGCAAACGCGACTTTTGAACAAGGACTGTTTAAAGGAAATATCTGTCATTCTAACCAAGCATCGTTAACACAGTCTGTAAGCAACAGCGAAAAAAGGGCGATAGGATCAAACGGAGGATTCGGATACAGATCATTAAAAGAAGGGGTTGAAATCGCGCTGCTTGACAGTGTGATCCTTGCATACTGGAAATGCACAGAAACAAAGGAACGAAAAAAACAGATAGCAAGATATTAA